CAATGCCCTCAAGGAATACAAGGTTGTCTTTGCCTGTGCCAAAACCATTAGCACTGACCCACTTGGCATTGGGTGGTGTGAACTTTAGACCAGCAACACTGCTGATGTTGTTAGTAAACGTGTACCCACTAGCGTTGCAGTCAACACACTTGTTTGATCTGGCGTACTGTGTACCGTCCTTCTTGTTCTTCCATACCTGCCCACTACCTTTACATGTACGACACTGATGTGCCTTCTGCTTGTACAACTTCTCGCTGTACGCATTGACGTTGCGTCTGTACTCTGGGTCAGGCATACGTTCATCGAACAACTCTGCCCACAACTTCTTGTCGTGAGGCTTGCGGCTGTAGATGACCCATGACAATTGCTCTGGGCTGTTGAGGTTGATTGGTCTGTCACCCATTAGGTCAGCAGCTTGCTCCTCAAGTGCAACGGTTAGTACGTTACGCTCTTGCTCGAACTCAGTGCGAACGTCCATCAAGGCGTCCATGTCCACTTGAAAGCCACGCTGATAGATACGGGCAAGGTGTATGCACAACTGATTGGTCAACTGTATAGTTGGTATCAGTGATTTACATTCCTCGTATGATGTCTGCAAAACATTATACAATTGCTGGGTAGCATGTAGATCATGTGATAGGTACTCTGATAGTTCATCATGAGGTATATCACGTGTGGAATATCCATTCTTAAAGTACTCCTTCAATGTGTCCTGTTTCTTTGTGTCTAATTCGTAACGTTCTGCACACGCCTCAAGTGATAGCGGTTGCTTCTGTCCACGCTGCAGAACGTACTCACCCAACATGGTATCGAATACCTCACCGTCATACACAAACCCTGACTCCCATAGCCAAAGCAGATCATGTGGTGCGTTGTGTGCGATAAGTAGAGAGGTGGCATCCAATGCGTCTTGCACTATCCGCCGCCCCTCTGTGGTAGGCTGTTGCTCTGAGTGATCAAAAGTTATAATGTCTTCGTTTCCAAGATCATCTAGCATACCTACCATAACCAATGTATTAGATGGCTCAAACGGATCAAGGTGTAACTTACCATTCCGTTTGACCACTGTGTTCTCTACGTCTAGGGTTAAGTGTTTCATATCATCTCCCTCTAGTCGGACCATGTGTCCCATTCATCCAGTATTACAAAGTTGTTATCATATATATCTTGTGTCATGTCAACCCCTATGTCCTGTCGTATTACTTTTTCTACATTCAAGCTGTCTCTAAATTGTTCCATTGCAATAATAGCCTCATCAATTGTTAAGTCGTTTGCTTGCATGGCATTGTATAATCTTATCTCTGAATTAGATGATTTAGTTGGCATGTTAACTCTCCCTCTGTATATGGATGCTTGTCGTTCATCGTCTGTCATTGGTCTAATATCACGTTTCATCTTCTGGCTCCCTTGGATAGTAAACTAACACGGCGGAATTACACTTGGGACATGAGAGATTTGTTTCCATAGAATATTTCTCATCTCCGTATGCACCATCCTCACAGTCATTATCTCCACCCCAAATTAGTTCTGTATTGCAATGCCAACAGTTCATTGTATTCCCCTTGTTAAAGCTAACCAAGACACAGGGTATAGGTTCTGCATCTCTGCGTCTATCTGAAACGCTACGTCCCGTGTCTCCCATTGTGTATCATTCTTTGTCCTAAGATTACACATATCTGCAAAGGCGTCAAGTGATCCAGACCAGTACCATTCAGTCATCATAGACTGTGGTAGTACCATACGTGCCTGTTCAGGACACACGCCTAGTCTCAATAAACCCTCATAGGAATGAAGACATTGATAGTATGGGTCTGTCTCATCTATACAACCATAGAACTCATTATTGCTGTATAGGATGTGCGTTGCTTCCTCTATAACACCATCGCTACCTTGCTTCTTATCCTCTGCCTTACCACGCCACACATCAGGAACATAGAACTCAGGCTTAGTGTCTACATACCTACGGCTTATCTCATTCCAACGTAGGAACTTATGTTTAACCAACTGTCGTGCCACAAACACAGGTGCCTTGATGTGGAAGGATGCAAAGCAATGACCAAAGGGTGAGGTATGTTTATGCTTGGCTAGGTAGTTGATTAGCTTGGTGTCAGTATCATGTAGTACCTGACGGGTAACTCCATTGGCGGTTACACTACCCAACGACTCACTCTTCTTACCAAAGGATACACGGGCTGCATTAACTACCGACAGGTCAGTACCCATGTAGTCTATTAGTGTTGCATCAATCATCTGTAGTCTCCTTTAGTATTTCTATTGCCTCTATCTCTGTCAGTTTAAACCACTCACCATTGTCATGTTTGTTCCAAGGGTGCGCAGTCTTGAACGCCGCTAGTGTGTGTGCCTTACGTTCCGCTACGTTACGATCCTCAAAGTAAACAGAGTGTACTAACTTGTAGTCCCTCATAGGTGAGCTTGTTTGATAGCCATTGAGCCTGTCTTCTGCGTCAAGTGCCTTACCTATCTTGACCCACTCAGGCCATGCCGCATTTACAATAGCGTACACATACCCTTCTTTGATTTGAGAGTAATTTTTTAACGAACCAAATGCTAACTCACCAAAGGACTTATATGTCCCAGACTTATGAAGTGGGTGTGACTTTGATATGTACTTACCGTTGACATACATCCTTTGTGGATTTCTTTTGTGAGGTTTCCTGCCATTGACACGATGGCATCCAACACATCTGTATAGGCATCTCTTCATGTTTGATTCATACCAGTTCTCACCTAACGTTAATTTAGTACCACAAGTTATACAATTATGTATCATGCTACGTACCTCGCAGTCTTGTACTCAAGGTCTGTATGCACAATGCCGTGCCAGCCAGACAGTTTGTTCTTGACCACGTTGATGTGACGCTGAAGGTCTTCTTCTTCTTGTCCCTCAACGGTAGGGTTCTTAGAGATCATGAACATCAGGTCAGCTTCTGCCGCCTTACCTGTCCGACTACCTTCCATCATGGCTTGGTTGAGTACAACCTTACCTTCTGCCTCTGCCGATAGCTGAGACATATAGAATACGGCACACTCTTGTTGCTTGGCTATCTGCCTAGCTTGTATGGCGTTAGCCTTGAGTGCCTCATCAGGACGGGAGAACCCTGCAGTACGGGCAAACTTATCGCCCATGTCTAGTATAACTATGTCAGGCTTGTATGACTTGCATACTGACTCAACCCAATTCATGTCACGGCCTGTGGCATCTTTGAACATAACGTTGTCACGTATCTTATTGAAGATAGCCATTGCCTCAGACTTACGCTTGACGATCTCATGCTTGTCCATGCCAGTTGCCGCTGTGATGTAGCGGTGGGCAACACGGTGGTAGCCTTCCTCATTACACAGTACGATTGTCTTAGCACCCTGCCATGCAAAGCCACCCGGTGCCGCCACAAGGGATGCATGAAAGGATGTCTTGCCTGTGTTAGGTCTAGCACCTACCTCAATCAAGTGACCAGCATTGATGCCCTCAACCTTGCGGGTCAACGTAGGTATGTTGAATGTCCACTGTGACTCAAGGTCAGTCATGGCAAGGATAGTATCAAGGTCAATGTCTTCCCATTGTATCTTGAGGTTAGGGGTGAAGTCATCACCATACAACTCAAGCATCTGACGTAGTGGATCAAGGCTTGTCTTGCTACCATTAACGTAGTCAAATCCAAGGTTGGCAATGTCCTCGCCTATCACCTGTTGGAATAGCTTAGACAGTACGTCCTGTGCTATGTCACTACCCATCACAGCTTGCTTAGTAACTTGTACAAACAGTACACTGTATGCTTGGCGCTGGGCTGTAGTAAGTGTGGCGTTCTCTGCCATGAATAGTGCTTCTATCTCAGCAGGTGTGACAGTACGCTCATAACGATCCATAGCTGCATCAATAGCTTGCTTGATCTTACGCACATCCTTGCTGAACAAACGGTCAGGACAACGTGCGCCCTTGTGGTCATCGTAAAATTCTTTGTCCATAAGGCTACGGATAAGGGATAGTTCCATTGGTTATTCTCCTAGGGTTAAAAGGTTAGCCATGTCGGTTGGCTCTTGGTACTTGAGGTCATCGGTTAGTCGTAGCACCTTGACGTTATCAACGTAGCTACGTAATTCTTTTGCGAACTGCAGGGTCTTGGGTAGTGCGTCAGGGTCTAGTGCAATTATTGCCGTTGAGAACTGCGATAAGTATTCCTTGTGTCTAGTTGATAGTGATGTACCCAACACTGCGACCCCAACACATCCATCACTATCACCTACAACTGCGGCACTTATGCAGTCCTCAACAACTACAGCAGTTTTACCACGGCCTGATACGTATGGCAAGTAACTTTTTCCATAGCGTTTCCATTTAGGTATTCGTTTACCCAATGATCTACCCGTAGCATCTACTGTAACTCCATCATGCACAACAGGGAACACCACACGATGTTCCTTCACATCATACAATAGCCCTAGGTCTTGTGCATCAAGCTCCCACTCATTACAAAAGGAAGCAATCTTTTTGTAGTCTCTTACAAACCATTCAGGTTTAATAAATGTTGCAACGTGTGTCTCATCTGCAACAACATGAAGAAACTTTCGTATGTCATCCGCTGTCATTGATACGTTAGTACCACCTGACAACGAACAACTAGCCTTGTAACAATTCCATATAACAGAACCCATGTCATTGGTCACAGTAAATGTGTTCTTAGTATTACATAATGGACAAGTCATACGTCTTGTCTCACCACTTACTAGTGATAGATCACTTATAATACTATTTATATTCATATGTTATATCACTTTCTTTGTTACTCGTTAAGTACTCGATTGTACACGAACGTTTCTTTGTGTCAAGGCATTATTTGCAGCATCGTAAGTATGCTTCATGTATGGTTTCACAGAAGACACATTATTGTGGCCTGTCACTGACATTAGTTGCCCAATTGGTACACCTTTGTCAATCATCTGTGTCACCCCTGTCCTACGTAAGTCCATAAGTCGTAGTTCTTCTGGCAACTTAGCCAGCCTCATTACCCTACGTCCTACCTTTGATAGACGTTCCATTGCATACGGTTGGTACTCACCCATCACTGGCCTTGGATGTGGTGCTACGTATGGTTGGAACCCAAACTGTACCGACTGTTCAATCAGCATAGCCGTTAGCTCAGGGGAGATAGGAAGCTCTACGTCAGCCCTACGTTTGCTTTGTTCAAGTTTGAGTACCCTACCCTCTAAATCAAGGTTACCCCACTGTAACGTCCTCATATCGCCTAGTCTCTGACACCATTCGTATGCCATCTGTACTATCAGTCCGATACTTCTGTACTCGTAGTCACTGTA